TAGAAACTGCCCACGGAAGCGCGGCTGCCACTGCCGAAGCGAACGGGTTGGATTCTCCTCCGTACTCCACCAGCGATTATCCGCAGGATGATCCGACCTTTGAGATCAAGGTGCTGAAAGCGTACAAGAACGCCCAGTACATCCCGGTCTCCGAGGAACTCTTCGAAGACTTCAACGCCTTCCAGGGCTATCTGCCCAACCGTCTGGGTCTCAACTTGGGCGAAGCGGAAGAAGCGTGGTTCATCGCAGGCTCTGGCTCTGACGAGCCGGAGGGTGTGGTCACCGCTGCAACTGAAGGATTCACCAAGAGTGACTCCAGCTCGACGATTGACTTCATCAACGACCTGAACAAGACCAAGGGCGCATTGAAGCCGGTCTACCGCGCTGGCGCGGCTTGGATCATGCACCAGGACACGGAGACCTACCTCCGCACTCTGGTCAACGATCTCGGTCTCCCGTTCTGGCCTTGGGATCAGGCGACTCTGCTCGGATACCCCGTGTACCTGAGCGACTCGATGCCCACGATCGGAGCCGGCAACAAGGTTGTCCTCTTCGGCAACTTCAAGCAGGCCGTTGTGATCGGCGACCGTGGTGGTCTGGTCATCAAGATCGACGACCGCTCCGCTGCCAAGCACGGCAAGGTTGAACTGACTGGCCGCCGTCGTGTGGACCAGGTTGTGGTTCTGCCTGAGGCAATCAAGTACCTCCGGATGAAGAGCTAACCCGCTCTCATCCCACTACCGAAGGCGCGACCTAACCCGTCGCGCCTTTTTAGCTTTCCGCTGTATTAGTAGAGGCTTCAATGTCAAAATCCACCCCCGTCACCGTTGAAGAGTTCCGTTCAGGCTGGCTTCGGCTGCCCGATTTTGAGGACGACGCGCTAGATGCTCGGCTCCTTTCCTTCTTGATCTCTGCTTGCGAGTACATTGAACCCAAGACTGGCTTCACGCTCATCGCCGACGGTGATGCGTCCCCGCCCGACACTTTTGACGATGTACCCGAGTCTGTAAAGAACGCAATCCAGGTGTACGCGGCCAACCTGTTCACTCATCCGATTCCCGACGATCTGGTCACCAAGGCTGTCAAGACAGCGGTGGAGCGGCTGATTGCACCGTATCGGCTGTACAAGTATCCGAGTTCTTCGGAGAGTGTCTAAATGGACTACCAGCCGCTGAACAAGATGAGGTATCGAGTAGACCTACTCCAGCCCGGCACCAGTTATGACAGCGCAGGACAGCCTACCAGCCACCAATCCTACGCCACTGGTTTGTGGGCAAGCATTGAAGATCTACAGGGCGCGGCTCTGGAGCGTGCTCAACTCCTGTCCAACGAGGTCAACACCCGCGTGACGATCTACTACGATCCCGCCGTGCAAACAGGTTGGCAGGTGGTTGATGACAACGGTGTGACATACCGCGTTGATTACACCCGTGATCCTGGGATGCCGTTTCGCAAGATGTTTCTGGAACTGCTGTGCAAGCGCACGGATGGAGGCGTCTAAAGATGGACGTGGAGGTCAACATCCGTGGGCTGGATGAGCTAGAGGACATCCTCAATAACCGTACACCGAAGGCAGCAATTCAGACCCTGCGCAACATTGAGAAGCAGGTGGGCCAGGTGTTCAAGTCTGCTGCTGAGGAGACTGCTCCTTACGACGAATCGCTGCCGGAACCCCACTTGCGCGACAACATCAGGATTCAGTCCAAGGTGACGGGCGACGGTGAGTTGACAGTCCGTGTGGGTCCGGGCAGTAAGACATTTTGGGGCATGTTTCAAGAATTTGGCACCGAGACGCAACCGGCCCAGCACTGGATGCAGAGAGCATTTGATCAGTCGGTGGGCAGAGCCATCGAAGTTCTTGAGCAGGCAATCGCCCGGATAGGCGATGGATTGAGGAAATAACCAAAATGCCAGACATCGCAGAGACCGTGGTCACACAGCTAGCTACCCAGGCTGGTGTGCCCGAGAGAATCTACCCGGTAGTTGCTGAACCACAAGCCACGTATCCCTTCGTCGTTTATCACATCAGTGGTACCGAAGACGCGAACCATGCGGGCGGTCAGAGCGGGCTGCGCGGGGCGCGGTTTCAGTTTGATTCTTATTCCGCCAATTCATACCTGGAGGCACGGGGCATCTCCAAGGCAATTCGCGCTGCCCTGAACGGTTTCAACGCCATCATTGAAAACGAGATGGACTTCCCGACAAACCCACAGGCCAAAGGGCGTTCATACCGCGTGATGCTACAGGTCGTCGTGTGGTTCCGGGAATGAGTACAAGTTTCACAACTGTCGGAAGTATTAATAGAAAGCCCGTAAGACAAGGTGCAACCAGCACTAAGAGGAAACACAAATGTCCACACCGCATTCTTTCGTTGGTCTAGACCAAGTTCTGAGTATCGGAACCACGCTCTCTCCTAACGATCTCGCTCCCATTGAGGAGATCAAGGACGTAGAGTACTCCGGCTCTAAGACCGATCTCCACGATTCTTCCCACTCGGGGTCCACAGCGCACACCTACATCAACGGTCTGCGCGACATCGGTGAGATGTCTTTCACTGCGAACTGGCTCCCTGGCGCGACCGAGCAGGAAGTTCTTCGTGCCCTTCAAGGTGAAGTTGTGCTGTTCACGCACGAACTGCCGGACTCTCTAGGCACGATCTCCGGTGAAGGTGTGCTCCAGAGCTTGGACTACTCGTCCAGCATGGAGAAAACTGCCGAGCTGAAGGGCAAGATCAAGGTCTCGGGCGACCTCAGCTTCTCCTAAATTCATATCCTCGCTGGTTGCGATTGCTTTACGGGCTGGGCGATCCACGTTACACGTGTGTTCGCTCCGTTGATTGCAAGAACCGTAAGAGCGCAAGGCCAGAAAGCAGGACGATATGGACGTATTATCCACGGGATCCGTTGTGTCGATTGACCTGAACGCAATCCCTGTCGCAAGAGTAATCCTCACAAAATACAGAAGGCTGGGCTGGTTTGGCAAGCGCACTTATGACGTGTCGCTTGACATGGCCGCCCTGCGCCTGATTGAGCAGCGAATCGGGAAGGACTTGACGGTGGTCAAGAACTGGTTTGACCTCAAGCCCGCCGATCTGGCCGTGATTCTGTGTGTAGGGTTGCATCGCCGCACGATAACGCTTGAACAGGTCGAGAAATGGCTTGCGCCCGCTCTCTTTGACGACCTCTGGTGCATGCTGTTCGATCTGTGCCATCCGAAGGTACGGGAAATGCTCAAGCAAGTGCAGCAGAAGTTGAAAGAAGGCACCCCGGACCCTACGGCGGCGGAGCCTCAGAGCAAGAGCAGTTAGAAGAGGCTCCGCGCACGTGGCCCGACAGAGAGGCATTCGCGTGGTACGACCTTCGCTTGACAACCGAGGAGTTCTACCGACTGTCGTTGCCCCAATTTCACGCGCTGTGCAAGCGCAGATTTGAGGAGCACCGGAGGTCTTGTTACTACAGCGGAATAATCGCGGCCATGCTGATTGCGGTTAACACGGGCAAGTACGTTTCGCCGATGCAGTTTGTGCCGAGTGTTGTGGACCGCGATAAGCAGCGGAGGGAACATGTGAAGCAAAACATTCGCTCGCTGTTCCAAATGCGGCACCCACGTAACTCGGAAGAGGCACTGGAGATGAAAGAGCAGATGATCAAGCGGCTAAAGACGGTGGGCCACGCGGACGCTGAGGTTCTGTTTGACTCGGTTTTTCCGAATCTAAGTAGAGGCAACAAGTAGTGTCAAACGTCATCTCCCAACTCGAAGTGGACGTTCGTGCAAAGACTGCATCCTTCTCCAGCGACATGAAGAACGCAGGCGGCGACGTCCGCGACTTCGGTAACAAGACGAAGGCCTCCATGCAGGAAGCCAAAGGCAGCATGATGCTGCTCGGCGACGAGATCGGCGTCCACATCCCGCGTCATTTGCAGACCTTCATCGCGCAACTACCGGGCGTGGCACCCGCTCTCAATGCCGCTTTCAGCAGCATCGCCTTGATCGCCCTTGCGGGTGTGGTGAAGGAGTGTATTGACAAGATAATTCAGATCGGCGAGGAAGCGAAAAAGGCAGCGGCCAACGAAACGGAATTCGATACCGTCCTGGCAAACATCAACGTCAAGTTGTCTGAGGCCCAAAAGAAAGCCCAGCAAGTTGCCATAGAAGCGAAGAAGCTGGCGGACATCGTGCAGGCTTCCGGGAACAAAGATAGCTGGCTTATGAAGCTGTCTGAAACCCTGGGCGTCATTGCTCACGGAGGGCCGCTGTCGTTTGCTGGTGCGGCTGACCAGGCTAAGAAGTTTGAGGAGACGCTCACAAAAGACGACCCCCAAGTTGCCCTGCTGCAGGTCCGTGCGGAACTGGAAAAGCAGGTTACAGCTTTACAGAACGGAACGCATGAAACACAGAAGTGGAAGGACGAGCAGGCTAAATACATCGACAAG